AGAATTGTACTAACTTCTCGGATAGTGAGATTGACAACGATGATCTTGCATTCTTTGCTGGTACTGAGGACAAGGGTCGCGCTGGTGACCTTGACTCGGCTCCCACTGGTGGTGGTCTGCTAGTCAATGGTGATACCGTTCACGACGACTCTCCGCTGCGTTCGATGGTGGCTGATAGCTACACGCACGTGGGTCTGGATGGTCCTGGTGTCTTTGTTACTAACAATGGTTACACGCAGATTACTTCTAGTTATGCGTTTTTTAACCACTTCCACATCGCTTGTATCAACGGTGGTCAGGCAAACCTTGCAGCTTCGACTACTGATTTTGGTCGGTATTCACTGATTGCAAGCGGTCGTTCGACCTCTGCTATCTTTACCGCAACTACTTCTGCTAACGCTGCTGACGGTGCTACCACGTTTACGATCGGTGCTCCTACAGCTGCTAGCGGTTGGCACGGTTCTGCTACTAAACCACAGGACAACATGCTTGTGGACATTGGCGGCAACACCTATCCCGTGCTCTCTTCTGTTGCAAACGGTAGTGGCTGGGATGTGACGATTAGTCGTCCTAATACTGCTGACCGTACCCAAAACCTGGGTCTTAATGGTTCTGTTGCTAGCGGTTCTTCCGTTTCGTTCTTCCTCCGTTCCATGATCGCTTCTAGCGGTCACACAATGGAGTACGTTGGTTCTGGTACTAACTACAGTGCACTGCCTGAGAACGGTGGTGTGCCTAATGATGACAACCAAGTTGTTGAACTTAACAACGGTAAAGTCTGGAGTGCTATTACTGATCACAACGGTACATTCCGTGTTGGTGAAACGTTTGAAGTTAATCAACAGACTGGTTTTGTTAATATTCCTGCAGGTGCATTGTCTGTCAGCAAGCTGCTGGCAAACCTTGATACCAACAATAAGACCATTGTCAATAACTCTGGTAACGTAACTATTGATGACACGCTGTCAATGAACAGCAACAAGATTATCAATGTTACCGATCCTACTAACGCACAAGACGCTGCTACTAAGGCATACGTTGATGCGCTTGAATCTGACTTGGATGGTGGTCAGCTTGATAACCTTTACTTCCGTCAGGACAGTTCTGAGACTATTTCTAGCGGATCTACCTGGAGCGGTAGCGATTCATTTATTGCTACTACTGCAGCTATTGACGCTCGCATCATTGACCTTGTTGATGATGTTGGCGGTTTTGTTCCTATTGCGGATGAAACCAGCTTCCCCACGGCTAACCCCGATGTCAATAACGGTACTGGCACTTTGATCAGTATCAAGGAAATTGCTACTAGCCGTACTCCGTCTAGCGGTACTGTGACCATTGCTAATGGATCTGGTTCTAACACCGTTACGATTACTGGCTGTGGTTCTACTGTCCTTGCTGCTGGTTATGGTTGCATCGTAGAGACTACCTCTACGCTGCACACTTATACGTTCCACCGTCTGACCCCGCTTGCAACTGAGGTTTCTACTGTTGCAGCTAACGTTACAAGCATCAACACTGTTGCAGGTAGCATTAACAACGTCAATACGTTTGCAGCGGTCTATCAAGTTGAAGAAACTGATGACCCAACCCAACGTGCGGACGGTTCAGCGCTTCAGGAAGGTGACCTTGTTTACCGTGAAGACCTGAACGTTATTCGTGCTTACAACGGTACGGATTATCAGAACATCACTCCTGACTCGGCTACCCTTGCTGACATTGCAATCGTCGCTGATGACCTTGCTTCGTTTGAAGATCTTGGTCTCATCACCGATGCACTGACTGCTGCTCAGTCTGGTGGTGCGCTTGAGACGTGTGCTGACAACATTGCAGACATTCGTACTCTTGCTGACATTGAAGACGGTACGGATGCAACTGATGCTATCCAGACTGTTGCTGGTATTTCTAGCAATGTCACTACTGTTGCAGGTATTAGCTCTGATGTAACCACGGTTGCTGGCAAAGCTACTGAGATTGGTCGTCTTGGTACGGCTGATGCAGTTGCTGACATGGCAATCCTTGGTACTACAGATGTTGTAGCCGACATGGCTATTCTGGGTACGACTGATGTCGTGGCAGACATGAACACTCTGGCTACCACGGACATTGTTGCTGATCTGGAAACCTGTGCTGATAACAACGCAAACATCACAACTGTTGCTGGTTCTATCACTAACGTCAACACTGTTGCTACAAACATTAGTGATGTAAACAGCTTTGCTGATACTTACTTCATTAGTGCAAGTCAACCTAGTGGTGGCAACGTCGGCGCTGGTGACCTTTGGTATGACAGCGGAAACAATACACTTAAGTTCTTTGATGGCACCACTTGGAACGCTATCTCTGCTGGTATTGCATCTATTGCTGATGACACCACACCTGAACTTGGTGGAGCACTTGATTGTAACAACAACAACCTGACTGAGGTTGGAACTGTTAGTGGCGACAACCTGCAAATTGACTTCGGTACTATTTAATTATGGCAAAACTTCTTCGACTGCGGCGTGGTACTGACACGCAACATACGACTTTTACCGGTGCCGAAGGCGAGGTAACGGTTAATACTACAAATGATTCACTTCACGTCCACGACGGTTCTACCGCTGGTGGTACGGAACTGGCTAAGGCTGACCTTAGTAACGTTGACGGTACCTTGAGCAATAACCTCAGGTTTGGTGACAACATAAGAGCAACGTTTGGTGCCGGTGACGACCTAAAACTTTACCACGATTCAAACAACAGTTACATCGAAGACGCTGGCACCGGAAGCCTGATTGTCCGAGCCACCAATCTTCAAATCAACAACGCTGGCAACACTCAGAATTACATAAGTGCCACCGACGGTGGATCCGCTGTGTTTTATCACGCCGGTAACGCCAAACTATCGACTGAATCCACCGGCATCGACGTAACCGGCACGGCGACGTGCGATGGGTTGACCAGCACTGGTACTAACATACTTGAAAACACAGATGAACCTCAGTTAATTCTGCGAGATTCTGATAGCGCTGGCTCTGGAGCGCGAGTTCAACTTGAGGCTCGCGGTAATGACAATGGTGTTGACTGGTTTATTGGTCATACCTCAACCTCTGATGGCAGCGTTACTTTCAGAAATGAAGACAACCAACCAATTTATTTTGGGACTAATGGATCCAACCGTTGCGAAGTGAACGCAAATGGACATTTTTGTCCAGCAGCTAATAACACCTACGACCTGGGAACCACTGGTCAGCAATGGCGCAACGCCTACTTCGATGGCACGGTTAATTGTGACGGGTTGACTTGTGAGGGTTCTGCAACCATCATTTCAGGCAATGGCGTCCTTTTCCTCCAAGACAGCAACAACACTGGTAATGGTACTCAATGCTTTGTTTCGGGCAGAGATCAGAATAATACTGAAGTTTGGTATATAGGCCAGACAAGCACCGGCAGTTCCAACGTTGAGCTTATCAACACGCGAACCGCTGACATTGTATTTGGCACCACCAACACTACAAGAGCAGTTCTCCAAAGCGATGGTCATTTTAGACCAACCACTAACAACCTCTACGACCTGGGCACCAACACCCTCCGCTGGCGCAACGTCTACACCAACGACCTCAACCTGAGCAACGAAGGTAGCGCTAACGACGTTGACGGCACCTGGGGTTCCTGGACCATCCAGGAGGGTGAGGACGACTTGTTCTTGCTCAACCGCCGTAACGGCAAAAAGTACAAATTCAACCTTTCGGAGGTGAACTGATTATGGCTATTAACTTTTCTAGTGGGACGCAAGATCTACCATCATTTCTTGCTGCAGTAGATAACATAAATGCGACTGGCACCTATAGTACAAATAGTACTAATTGGACTACTGTCAGTGGATTTACTAATACAATCGTAAATAAAAAAGCAAATCCTGCAATTTTAGTCATTGTTTCGCTCGGTGCTTTGACTGGATCTGGTAATACACATGCGCTAAGGCTTACACGAAACGGCACTACGATTGCTATTGGTGCCCCTTCCGGCAACCATGAGCGCCATAGCTTCCGTGTTGAAGGGTATAACGGAACAGTCAACTCCAGCCACTGCCACGGTCAAACGTTTATTTACCTTGATACTGGTTTTAGCGCAGCTGTTAATTCAAATATCACATACGGTCTTGATGTTCGATCTGAAATTGCTCCTTTTTACATTAACCGATCCGGCACAGACGCTAATGACAGCAACGTCTATCACGGGCGCTCCCACAGTTCCATTATTCTTTTGGAGATTGGATGATGATTGACATTAACCACCTCAACCACGAGGCAATTTATCGCGCTTATCCAAACGTTGTTCAAATCAGCGATGGCTATGGCGCGTTTGACCAAGATGGAAACCAAGTAGAGCTGGAAGAATCTGCTATTGATGCAGTAGCTGAAACGGTTCGACTGGAACGTGCTTGGCAGTTTTTGCGTGAAGAGCGCGATCGTCGAATGGCTGAAACCGACTGGTGGGCGTCTTCTGACCGCACCATGACGGCTGAGCAAACTGCTTACCGCCAAGCCCTCCGCGATCTACCCGCTAACACGACCGACCCGGCTAACCCCGTTTGGCCCACTAAACCCTAACACTTTTTAGAACAATGATTGCACTTATCCGTCCCGTTCTTATGTCGTTCCTTAATAGCGACAAAGTGAAGCGATTGATTGTTGACATGCTCCGCAAACTGGCTGAGCAATCTGATAACACTGTTGACGACCAAGCTGTTGATTTCATCGAGCGTGGTCTCTTCGGCGGCTGATGGACTTGGGAGCACCACCGGTACTGCCGGTTCTAAGGCTCCCTGAGCCACCTCTACTACCCCGTCCGGTACTGGAGGTACCACGAGCCACTTTACCCTCGTACAAGCCGCTTGTAGTGCCTCCTAACGACCTTCGTCCAC